CTAGAAAGAGATTTCTAGGTTCTTGTCATTTAACACGCATCTCTTTACAGTGCGACGAATAAGCTCGTTTTTTTCTTTATATGCCATGTCGTCGAAATTGTCAAGTAAGTAACAGATATTTTTATATATTTCTTCTCGTTCTTCTGTTTCTGATCGCTCTTTATTGTCCCGTAATTCCTCAAGTTGTAACTGGTTTTTGAGAGTATTAAGTTTTTTATCAAGATTCTCTATTTGCTGGACAATATACTTTGCAGCCGTTGAGGTCACATTTTCTTGGAGCTGGCGGGTCAGGTTCTCAAGTGCGGATTCGGTAGAGCGGATATCCTTTTTAAGGGCATTGATATCGGTAACACTGTGCTGATTATGCTGCGGATGCACAAATTCCTCATCAATTCGAATTGCTTTCAGCTTATCTATAAAAAGATTGTCGATGGTATCAATTTTCACAAAATCAGCGTCACAATAATTTATTCCTTCTCTGTCCCTGGCAGGACAAAAATAGTAAGCAAACATTCTCTGATTTTTTATATACACACGGTTCTGCATAGTCCTTCCACATCTACATTTTAAGATTCCCCTCAGGATCCCGACCTCATGTTTTAGTGTACGGACTTGCTTATTTTGTCCGAGGCGTTCTTGTACAGCTATCCAATCATTTGCAGGAATAACATAATCATGGATGCCCAGGGCTATGATCCATCTATCCATATCTAATTTCTTCTTGTTTTCCGTTCCCTGCGTGCGTCCGTAGCCGATAAGCCCCTTTGTCCCGTCAAAAAGTCTCTTATCAGGGAGAGTGCAGCCCTTGCCATGTAAGTAATAAAATGCCTGCAAATCAGCTTGGCAGTATACCGGGTTCGTCAAAATCCCGTATATCTGTGAGGTATTTAAAAACTTTCCTGTCTCACTGGTAATACTATGATCTCGGCAGTATCTCTCTACCCGGGTGATAGGGTACCCTTCCAGGATCAGTTGGTAGAGCAGCTTTACACGGCCTATGGTTTCCTGATTGACTATAAGGTAAGAGTGTTCTTTACCATCCACCTTCTTTCGAATGGAGGTCATTCCGGAAGGAAGGTGCCCGCCAGTCCATTTCCCAGAGGCTCCTAACTGCTTCATATTATCGCCTACGCGCTCTGACGTGTTCTCACGCTCAAGCTGAGCGAAGGCAGCCAGAATATACATTACTGTGCGCCCGATCGGCGTGGAAGTGTCAAAAGACTCTTTCACAGAGACGAAAGAAACGTCATGATCCTGCATGGTATCGTACATAGCGGAGAACTCTTTTACATTACGGCTGATTCGGTCAAGTTTATATACCATTACGACATCCAACTTATTCGCCTTCACGTCCTGCATCAACTGCTGGAAAGATGGGCGATTCGTATTCTTTCCAGAAAAGCCCTCATCCTGATCATATATGAAAAACTCTAATTCTTCACCGCGGAAGATGATCCCAGCATAATCTTTACACATTTTTATCTGCACAGCAACTGAGTCGCTGTTATCCCGGTACACTGATTTTCTTGGATATATCCCTATTTTCATATCACAGTCCTCCCTATTGCATTGTATTAATTTTGAGTACAAAAAATACACCTATACAGGTGCAGAGGATTTATGATATAATCTGTGTGTCGGGTGATTATATCGGCTGCTCTGCGGCCTGTATAGCATCTATATAAGCCGTTCCTGTTGGCGCAGGGGCGGTTTTTGAAATTATGTAGATAACGTAAAAGACCCCGTATTTCTACGAGGTCTTCATAATGAATACTGCTCGCCAGTTGACTGGGAGCTGTGTCTTCTATACTGCCGGTAAACGGCTTTGTTTTCTTTGCGTATTCATTATATACCTCAGTGTATGTAATTGTCAATAATAATATGCTTATTTCTGTCCAGTAAAATTGTGTAAAATTTCTGAATCAATTAAATCTAGTTTTTCGGTGGAAAGTTTTACATTGCTTAAAATATCAAAATTCGTCTTTGGGTCGTATATTCTAATCTTGCTTATAGTGCGAATTTGACCTACTAACGCAATGCTTCCAATCTTCATCTTTGCCACTTCATCTTTCATCCGATTGAGTAGGACAAGTTCCTGTTTACAAACATCTAAGTCACGTTTTATATTAGCTAATGTGTCATCAGGAGTTTCTTCATTAAGAAGTCCTATTGTTTCCTTCAATTCCACCATTCTGGCCAGAAACGTTTTTTCAGTGTAAGATATCTTGGAACTTAAATTTGTGAAAAGTTCATTCCCTAAATGCACATTCCCTCTGTGCAGATGCAGCAAGTCGGTTTTCTTTTTTACGGATGTGAGCGGAACAATTGTAAGTACTGGTGAATTCCTCGAATTGTTTTTATCAATGACGACACAATAGTGGAGCCCACCTTCTTCGCTCCCGACATTATAACCCAGATGAGCCTTGATAATTTCCCCACGTTTATATCTTCTTAAGCTAGCTGATGAAAACTCTGGCTCGAAATCAAGGAAAGTAGTCCAATCCTCAAGCCAATAGCTAAACTTATCAGCCTTTCCGCGAATTTTAGCATCAGGACTTTTTATAAGCGAATCAATATAAGACTCTAATCTACATAAAGCTGACTTTTTATGCTCCAGAAGCTTTTCTGTTGAAATATTCCTTCCCATTAATTTCCCTCCTTTTCTTTGGTTTCCAAGAAAACACCACATCTATGTTAAGCCATCAGGCGTAATATTTGACTATTGTCTCCCTTATTGGTGCAAGGACATTGTTAAATCGCTTGGTTTTGCAGTAAAATGAAATTCGAATAAAGAACTGTCATATTCTGATCCTACTAAGCCATTAATAAAATCAGCAGTTGCTTGTCCAACCGCCTCGGAGGTGCTGTCTTTCTCCTGCATTGTTGTGTAATGGGTAAAAATGTTGTTCCACTCTTCCTCGGTTCCCCCATAATATAATTGGATTTTTTCACCTTCATCAGGATGAAAATAGGAAAGAGTATAATCATACATAACAGTCATAGTTTTGGGGAAATACACACTTCTTACATCGCTACAGTTAAATGCGCCTGTATTAAGATCAGTAATTCCTTCAGCCAATATTACTGTTTCAACTTTACTGCTTGAAAACAATGAAAAGTCAAGTAGTGAAGTAGTATATTCGATACCATCTATCGTATATACATTATTGATGACTAGGAGCTCATCATCTCCTTGATATGAATTTAGTGATATCTTATTATCTTTAATTTCATATTCAAAATCATCAATGCTGTTATATGCTGGTTCTGCATTCACAGCAGTTTTGTTTAATGATTGTGAACTTTCATTGCTATTTGTATCTGCAACAGCCATGTATAGACCCAGAATAAAAAGCAATATGAGAACAATAATTACGACCACAATGACTATAGCTTTTTGCGGAGATTTTCCGTCTTGAATTTCTTCATTCCAGACAAACCCGCAGTCATTACATTGAAATTTAACATTAGAATTATTTCGAATTTTTATATTATGGCTGCTACACTTTGGACATATATTAGTATTATAAGAATTTTTGGTGTATTTTTTGCCACAATATATGCATTCGTCAATAGCTACGGGTAAGGGACGTCCGCATTGATAACAATTAAACATTTGGGGGCGCTGGTCTTCCGGCATTTCTTCCACTTCATCAGGGTCTCTGAATTCGGAAGCAGGACAACCGCAATTAGGACATTTATACGCTTTGGTACTTATTTTTTTGCCACATTCTGGGCATTTAATTAATGCCATATGATCCCTCCCTCTATCTGTACCTAAACACCACATTATGTTAAGCCGTATTTTGCTTAATCATCTAAATCATCATCATTTATTTGTAATGGATAGCATTTCAGTTCTTCATCTTCAAGTTCGAATGATAGTCCAATTAGGTCGTTTATATTTTCCCTGATTAATATTGGGTCTTGTACTTCCATATCTTCCATAATACCTGTCTACAATGTATCTTGGGTCCGATAGTATTCGATATATTTTTTGAATCTTCCAATTAGGATTTCCTCTATGGCAGATATTTGCTTAATAAATCTACCAAATAATTTGTCCCTTTTTAATTGCCGCTCTTTGTATAATGCATCTCTGAAATTTAAATGGGTAGCTCTCATAATTTCATCGTTATTGGTGATTCCACATTCCTCCAAAATAATATTTGGAGCACGCACACAACGTGAAAACTCATAAACTTCTTTTTGTTCATCATCAACCGATATCCAAGCATCAGAAGAGACCATCTGAAGTTCAACGTATGCAATTGATGCAGCAACAGTGTTCAGAAGCACATAAGAATCGACTTTAGTGTTTATAAAAATGTTATAATGATTATATATAGTATCGTAGCATATAAAGGCATTTCCGAATATTTCCCGTAATACTTCTGCATTGACGTTATACTTTCGGTTAGCATAATAATATGAATAAAAATACACTTTACTTTCGCAATCAATAATAGAATTTAAATCTATTGGCAATTTTCTGCAATTGGAACGCACAATAAGATCATATGCTAGTTTGCGAATTAGTTCCTGATTATTATCGTTAGTATACATTAAAAACACTCCATACAGTTTATTTAATATCAGTGTAACATCCGTAGGAGTTTTGTTAATAATCCAAAATTTGGTAACTAGGCTTTTCTTTCTTGCCTTTTTTGATCTCACGCATAAATACGGAATCGAATTCAGGTGACGTTGGGACTGTATCGAAATTCAATTTGCTTATATCATCTTCATCAATCGATTTGTTTGCTAATGTATCTATTACGCGTCCTACGCAACGTATTTCTTCTGTAAACGGAATATTATCATATTCATCATTGACAGAGATTAGTTCTCTATTACCCAATTTTTTAACAAGAGATTGACCATCAATAATAAATATACCTATTTCATTCCTATGAATCTCGCTGGTTGGTTCTACCAGAAGAGTTTCCCCATCATTATACTGTGGCTCCATACTTTTTCCGTTAACCCCTATAGCATATTTAACTTTCTTATACCTTGGAATATCTGGTATTTCTACCAAATCAACAGGAATATCATCAAAAACAATCTGTCCAGTACCGGCAGAGGCAAGACGCTGATAATACTGAATGTGACGTATTTTTTCAGATTGTATGGATTCAAGTTGAAGCTTTTCTGACTCAGATCTTTTCCATTCTTCTTCGAGTGTCATATCGACCATTTTTTTGCCATGATCATCTAAAGCGCGGTATTTTCTTATTTTATTCATTTCAGTTATAGTTACTTCGTCATCTTTTTTGGGAAGCGCAGCTTGTAAAAAATATGATGCTGACACATTCAGAATTCCACAGATATATGAAAGTGTATCTATATCGGGCTTGCTCACATTATTTTCCCAATTACTTATTGTATTTCCTGTTGTGTTTAATTGTTTGGCAAGTTCTGCTTGTTTTAGCCCTGCATCGAGTCTAGCACGCTTCAATTTTTCTCCAAATGTCAAGTATATCACCTTCTTTCTATATAACGAATATACTACAACGCCTCTTGGAATTTGTAAATGCATAATCACAATAATATTGAGGCGTCACAGGGAAGCATATTGACACACCAATAATATTGGTATATTATTCTAATAAATACAATGTTATTGGGCAGAGGGGGTGAATAATAATTAATATAGTATTATAAAGGTAAAGAATTTATGTACTTTTTAGTGGTGTTTTCAGGAGGGCGGTACTATGGAAGAACTAAAAAAAGAGATTATTGCAATGATTAACAAAATTTCAAATGAACATTATTTGAGACGACTATATCTCATTTTAGTTGTCATTGCAGGGACTGACCATTAGGCCAGTCTCTTTTTTACTCAATTCCTAAACAAGCCTTCATAAATTCTTCTATATGTTTTAACTTCTCTGGGGATGCCTCAGCAATGGCATTCAACATATTCTTTGCAATCTGATTTTCTGTTATTGTCAACTTCCCTAGATTAATAGCATACCTATCGTCCTCAGTTACTTTGGCGAACATATTATCGTCTCCGCCCTCACCAGTTCGGAACCAAACTTCGTTTATACCAAATTCTTTACATATTAAGGATTGGGCTGAGCCACTCGGATTCCTACGTCCAGTTTCATAACCAGTTATTGTGTTTTGGACTGTTCCTAATTTTTTTGCAAATTCTTCTTGAGTAAGGCCGAAATATTTTCTGATTTTTTTTATACGGTCTTTTAACTCTTCATTTTTCACAATATCACCTCCATCTCTAAATAGAACTATATCAAAAAAAAACCGCATTGTCAATAAAAAAGTGATTGACATATACCGCAAAGAAGTATATAATAACCGCATAGACAATGAAAGTGGGGTGAAACAGATGCAAGAAACTGTAACAATAGTGCTGATAATTTTAATTTTCATTATACAGGCTTATCTCTTTTTTACGAACAGAAAATGAATTATTGATCCAAGAATGTGGTTTCTTCTATGCAAGAGAGACTGAACACATCATCTTTAAGGTCACTTTTTATTTGGAAAGTAACATCACCAGAATTGGTAAAAAGTATTTCTTCATTTTCAGAGCAAATAAACATGATGAATATTAGTTTAGAACAATGTCCGTCTAAATGAATTGGAAAATCTGATGTGAAAAACTGGTAAGGCCTTTCCAACCCCGGAGGAATAAAGTGTTCTTTCAAAATTCTGTGAGTGAGGGTGCACCTAACATATGCGCCACCTTTGCATAGAGCAGAGATATACATAATATTCACAGGGTTCGATGATAGGTTTTCCACAAAAAATCCAAAGATATACTCGCGATATGAAGAATTAAATTCTGATTTTATTATGGAATATCCAGTATTGCTTATTTTAAGGTTGTATCGTTTATGCCAGAGGCCAAACAATAGTTGCCCAGAAGATAGAAGAAACCCCACTACAGCAATAAAGGTAGTGATATTGTCCTGTGTTAACAACCTAGGAACATTCTTTATGGCTTCTCTAATCATTGAATAATTTCTCCTTTCTTTCATACTCGGCATGGCAGTGCCTGTACACACATTATAGGGGATACGTAGCTAAATAACAATACTACCATATGAGGGAGGTGAGAACATGACAAACAATAAACCCGAAATCAAACTTACAGAAGATACAGTAGAAAACATCAAAATCATGGCTCCATACCTTGATGAAACTTCTCAAAACCGTGTGTTTGGAATGATGCTGGAGGCAGTCAAAAATCTGCCTGATGAAGATACTGATTCAAAGAAGGCAGGATAGAGAGGAGGTGGATAAAACGAACGGAAAAAGAGATGTTGATTTCTGGATTACTTTTGTTGTTGGATTTGCAATTAGCCTGCTGGTAGCAGTTTTATGGCAGTTACTCAATTAAAAAATAAAGTTTATATGGGAGGAGAAATAGGTGAAGAATAAAGAAGAAAAAACAAAAGATTTAAGAGCTAAATGTAACAATATTTTTTACGATAAAGACAGCAGGAAAGAAATCGAAGAAGCTATTACTAAAAAAGCGGTAGAACTTAAAGGGGCAAGTGAAGCGAGTGTATTAAGAGTTTATGATGTTTTGGCTTTACAAATGAATGAACTCCAAAGACTTAACAGAACAATGGAGTCCATTTTTGAAATTATTCGGAGGGCTGAATAAAACCAATAGTCCTTTTGGGCCGATCTGCTTCTTTTTCAATAGATGTAAGCAAAAAGTTTAATTGGCTGACATGTTGGACGAGAGTAGACATTTTCCCATTGACATAACCTTTAAAAATCATAAGAACAGATTCTTCATAACTTATTTCAGTTACTTGCATTATTATAGATTGCCCAAAGTTTGTTAATAATAGACCAATTTCATGATCGGCATCAAGTGTTTCTTCAAAATCACGAATATACTTTTTTAATATTTCAAACTGGGTATCTGAATAGGAGTATGCAATCGGAAGAGGACCTATTTCTGGAATGTTTAAGTTTTCTAAGTTAAACATGGTGTTAATTCTCCTTTCACTAATAGTTGGCAGTGGCAGATGCCAATATTTAAAGTATAGGATATTTTAGGTCAAAAGACAAGAAAAGAAATATGTAAGACAAATTTCTTAAACCGCGGATGCCAGATGAATAGGAGAGAGGTGAGGAAAATGAAAGCTCCACATATTGAAATCAAAACAAATAACTGTCGGACAGAAGTATTTGTCGATGGGGAAAAATTGGATGGTGTAAGAAAAGTAAGTTTCGAGCGTAAAGGCGGAACAGCACCGATTTTACACATTGATTTAATTGCAACGGATATGACGGTAGATGCGGTTATGATTCCGATATTGCCAGAAGTGTTTCGACCTTTTTACGAATCAAAAAAGCCATCCGAAGATGACTCTAATGTTTAAAGGCTCTGTGGTGCAGATTTGATAATAGGACATTTGGATGAATCACATTCATCTCCATACATATTGTAATCACAATTCGCAATACCTTTTTCGTAGGATTTCTGGGAAAAATCCGATGTATCTATGTATTCAATGGAGATTGTGTGATCTTTGCCTTGTGCAGGACAGTAACCAGTGAAACGCTTTTGCATTTGATACACACCCTTTCTTTAATAGGAGTGTATCACAGAATAAGAAAAATAGAAAGTTCCTTAGTGGTTGGACTATGCAGAAAATAACGTGAAATTTTATTTAGATATTCGATTAAATACATAATAGCCATCTACCGCACTACAAGCAGATGACTATTAGCAGTCCATTGTATACCATGAGATTGAAACAACATCCGGCGCTCAGAGGCACTCACACATATTCGCGACTATGTGTAACCGGACTTCTGTGACATAGGTAGTGCGTCACGTTGTGACAATTGCGATTCTTATGTGGTAGACACCCACAGCCCAAAGCAAACGCTTATCATAATAATTGGCGGTTACACCTTTTATTATTCATCATGGTGCTTGGATTCGACATTAAGAAAGCTATGAGCTTTTCCAAAATGTCAACCCCCTTTCGGAACGGGCTAATTAAATTACATCGAATATCTAAATAAATTTCAATATATTAACCAGAGGAAGTTATTTAGAAAGGACGGTGAAAGATGTATCCAATTTTGGAGAGATGTTTTCGAGCAGAAACGAGGAATACATATGAACGCAGAAATGTTAGAGGAAGGAGAGTAGTGAAGAATGGCAAGACCAAGAGGAACAGATTCAGCAAGGGTTATTCAGGTAATAGAAACTATTTCTATTCGGGGAGAAGGAACGAAAGATGATTTGTGCCGGCCAATTAAACAGTATTGGGACTTTAATGGGAATCTGATTGCAGAGAACGATGATTGTATAAAAGAAAAAGAGTAGTCGCCTACTCACTTTTCTTTCTCTCAATTTGTTTAGACTGATCAATTCCGATGATATCAGCGTAGAGTTGTTGTTGATTATGACGTTCGATATACCATTGTTGTAATAACAGTTCGATAAGTTTAATAAGCTTTTCGGCTTCAGATGGATCTATGTTTACAATAAGGTTTATGTCTTTTTCCATGTGGGCGCCGATGTTGCCAATACGACGAACACCATCTAATACAGCCCATTGATCCGTAGGAATTTTATCTTTTATAGCATCGATCTCTTCAAAAAGACTCTTTTTTGATACTTTGAAGAAATCACGAATCATTCCTTGGAGACAACGGCGGGAAAGCGTTGCGGAGGCCTTGGGGCTAAGATTCACAATTGCACAAGCTTCTTCGTAATCATTTCGAATAGCTTTAGGAATATAGTCAGGGAATTGGATTGCTAAAGACAATGGGAAGATGGGAATTGTCTTTTCTGACATTTCGTTTCCGGTATAGTCAGCATAACTCGTGATTTTATCGCAATTTGGACATTTGTACATTCTTATTTTTAAACTATAGTCACTATCTAGTGTGTGACCAATATTACCTGCAGGTGTACGGAATTTTACATCGCTAGAAGTAAATGTTCCGGTTATTACAGGAATTGTATGATTACAAAATGGACATGTGAAGATTTCAGACATAATATTCATCCCTTTCATCATTTGTTAGGAAGATTATACCCAAAATTTACATCTGTAACAACCAAAACGTACAAGCATAAACAGCAACATAGACAATCAGCACACATACAAAGGAGAAAACCGATGGCAAGAAAAAACCTGAAAGAAGCCCGCAAGAGGGCGGGCATGACGCAACAGCAGATGGCTGACCGGCTGGAGATAGGATTGCGGCATTATAAATATATTGAATCCGGTGAGGTGGTCGGAAATATTCAGATATGGGACGAACTGGAAGATATCACTGGAATACATCAACGGAAACTCCGAGAGATTTCAGAAACTCATCCCGGCAAAGAAGATAATCAACAGAAACATTAAGAATATCAGCAATTCTTACAAGCATATCAAGAGACGGTGAAGAATGTTCGCTTTCATAATTTCTATACGTACGAATTGATATAGAAAGTTGATCAGCCATTCTTTGAGCAGTAAAACCTCTTGATTTACGAATTTTATTTAAGCGTTTTCCAAACATAGTATACCTCCTCAAATTAGTGAAAGAAATCTGCACCATAATACTTGACAGTGTAATAATTTTACACTATAATTGGGGTATAAAACAGTGAAAGAATCTTGCACTATAAAGGAGGAACCAACATGAAAATCAAAATCACAGGGAACAGATGTATAGGCTGTTACAAATACAGCCAGTACTACACGATTAGTGGGAGGGGCGAATTGGAAGCCATTGATTGTGGGTATTGTGGAATCAGGCAGTGTACAACAAGACCGGGTAACCGTTGTAAGGAGTACCGAGAAAAAAGCAACGTGGGATTGAGTGAAGAGCAGCTATTAAGGCTACAGTGGCAAAAAGAGAAGTAGTACAGGCGCAATCAGCAACTTAGACAACCAGTATCTCATATACATTAACAGGAGGTGGCGTGTATATGGCAAAAAATGAAAAGGAGTATACCTGCACAGTAGAATACACTGAAGGCTGTGAACAGCGGCTAACCGAGGCGCTGGTAGGCATATATTACCGGCGGAAAAGAGACAAGGAACTTGAAAATGTGACTGATGATAAAACCGCTTAGGCGGTAGAACGGAGGACAAGCTTAGATGGCAAGAGATAACCTGAAAGAAGCCCGCAAGAAGGCGGGCATGACGCAGCAGCAGATGGCTGAATATCTAGGTATCAGTGAGACTGCTTATCAAAATATAGAATATGGCATTTGTATAGGAAAAATAAAGCATTGGGATAAACTTGAAGACCTATTCGGAGTACATCAAAGAGTATTAAGAGAAATTAATTCTCATGCCGACAAGTAAGATCATCCAATGTAACATCAAATAGGTTTGCAAGAATGATTAGTTTTTCAATATTAGGTTCGTTTTTGCCTTGTTCGTAGTATTGATAAGCACTTACGGAAATATTAAGCCTGTCGGCAATATCTTTCTGAGTCAAAGGTGATTGTTTTCGAAGTTCTTTAAGGCGTTCATTAAATTTCATAATTCCTCCATCTGATATTGACACCAAGGTAAAGTTGGTATAATATACAGATATACCAAGTAAAAGTTGGTGTTTTAATATTTTTAATGTCTAATACTTTATTTTAACATGTAATGAGTTTTTAGGCAAAGGAGGAAGCCATATGAAAATTGAAGTCACAGGATCAAGATGTATTAGCTGTTATAAGTACAGCCAATATTACCATCGGAATTATTTAGGGGAATTTGAAGCGATTGACTGTGGGTATTGCGGAATCAGGCAGTGTACAACAAGGCCCGGAAATCGATGCAAGGCCTATAAAGAGAGAAGCAACGTGGGGATTTTAAGGTAGGGGGACAAGCCTATGTCAAAAAGAATTTCAGATAAGGATTTTGAACGTAAATCAAAGCAGACTGTCGATCTCGTAAAAGAATTCTCTTGTGAATGGTACGGTTTTGGAGAAATCCTCGAAAATGTAATAAGAGGCATGTCCGCAAACGCCGGAACAGAGTACGAGGTTGAATACACAGAGATACAGATCAAACAGATGTTGGAGTTAGCAAGGAGGATATATAAAGATGAGACGGAAGCAACGTGAACGCCCGATGACGGATCGGCAGCTGGTGAGAGTTCTGGCGGGGCTGGTAGTTGTATGGGGAGCCATGGTTGGGATCTACATAGCCATGGCATAAAAAAGTGCATATCAATGGGCGGGAACCCGATATGCACTCCAATAATTAAATATCATTTATATTATAGCAAATTCAGGAGGAATTGCAAGAATGAAACAGCCAAAAAAGTTGAGCCGTATTCAGAAAATGTTGTTAAGTCGAAAAGGCTTGGATCCAGACGAATGGCGGTTGATACATGAATCTAAAACAGATCTGCAGTTGATCCACAAGCTGACAGATGAAATAAAAACAATTCAAAAGTAGGAGGGCATAAGGTTGGCGACTGTAAAAATTAAGAGGTTAACTCTGACAGATTTTAAGGGGGTAAGGAACGGTGAGTACGTTTTTTCCAATAATACTAAAATTTCTGCGGCAAATGGTCTGGGGAAGACTACGATTGCCACTGCATGGTACTGGCTGGTAGCTGATAAAGATTATGAATTAAAAAGTAATCCGAATGTTCGGCCAAATGGGATGGAAGAGTGTATCCCTCGGGTAGATGCAGCTCTTGACATTGACGGGAAGGAAATCACAATAACCAAACAACAGAAAACACTTAAGAGCAAACCAGACAGTAAGGGGATCGTAAAAATAACTTCTTCCAATATCTATGAAATTAACAGTGTCCCAAAAACAGAAGGGGATTTCCGTAAATACTTGGAAGACGAAGGAATTAATTGGGAGTTGTTTCTGGCGTTAAGCCATCCGAATGTATTTACTGGTCAGAAAGCAACGGATATGAGAAAGATTCTCTTCAAAATGGCAAGTGAAAAATCAGATCTGGATATTGCTAATATGAAATCAGATACTATTGATATTGCTGCCTTGCTTTCACAGGGATATAAGCTGGAAGAAATTGAAGCAATGCATAAAGCATCCAAAAAGAAAGCAGAGGCTCAGGTTCGCGATATACCAAACCAGATTATTGGAATGGAAAAGAGTAAGGTTGATTATGATTCAGCCGAACTGGAATTACAAAAATCTGGTATTGAAGAACTGATCGCGGAAAAAGAAAATATGTTGTCGGATGCTGAGAGTACATTAAGCAAACATCAGGAACTGACGGACAAAATTATGGAATTGAAGTTTCAGATGAATTCCATCCAGCAACAGGCCCAGGACAAGCTAAATGCTGAAAGACGCTCAATTCAAAATAAAATTGATATTGCAGAAAAGGATTTTCATACAGCAGTACAGCGGCATAATATGATCGAATTGGATATAAAGCGGTTGGGAGATTACATAAAACGAATGGATCAAGAGCGGGCCGAACTTGGAAAAGAGTATAACAGAAATGTTAATAAGAAATTTGATGACTCAGAATGGACTTTCCCAAAGGATTCTACGCTCTGTCCGACTTGTGGCAGGGCCTATGATTCAAAAAAGATAGAATCGCTGAGATCTGAATTCGAAGCAAGAAAGAATAAGGCCGCGGAAGATTTTGATAAACGGAGACAGGATACTTTAAATGAATTGATTTCTCGTGGTAATGAATTGAAGCGCGAGTCTGCAGAAAAGGCAAAGGAGCTCGAAGCTAAAAAAGCTGAATTGGAACAGATCAAAGCAGATAAAATCAGGTTCAACAAGGAACAGACTGAGGAAACAAAAAAACTCTCAGAACTTCCAGAACGTATTGATTTGTCAGGCAATCAGGAGTATGAAATGCTTGAAAATCAGGCTGCCAGACTAGAAGAGATATTGTCATCAATGAATGACGGCGCTACATACCACAGTTCTTTAAAAAATGAACTGGATTCTTTTAGACGCGATTTATCTGAAGTAGAAAAACAGATTGCCGTTGCCGGCAGGAATATTGAGATTGATGAACAGATAGCAGATTTGCAGAAGAAGCAGCGGGAGTACGAACAGGCGAAAGCTGATTCTGAAAAGATACTCGATCAACTTGATACGCTTTCAAAGCGTAAGAATGAACTCCTTGTGGATGAAATCAACCAGCATTTCGGGATTGTGAAGTGGAAGCTGTTTGATTATAGGAAAAATTCTAAATATGTGGAGTGCTGTGTTCCGATGATTTATGACGAGAAAAGCGGTATATATAAAGAATTTTGGAACAGCATGAACACTGGCAGACAAATACAGGCACAGTTAGATATTTGTAATTCCATGCAGAAGTTTTTCAACATGAATTGTCCTGTATTACTTGATGGAGCAGAGGCGATTAATAACATATATCTTCCTAAAATGGATTGTCAGCTTATTACACTGGCTGTATCAGAAGATGAAGAATTGAGGTTTGTATATGGGGAAGTTGATTGATATTACTGGAAAGAGTTATGGATTGCTGAAAGTAGATTCTTTTGCAGAAATGCGAAGGAATGAAAAAGGGCATACAACTTCTTGGTGGAATTGTACCTGCAGGTGTGGGAAAAAGGTAATTGTTGCGAAACACTCATTAACATCTGGAAACGTACAGTCGTGTGGTTGTCTGAAAGCAAAAAATAACATGGAGAGATTTACAAGACATGGCCTAAGCAAAACAAGGCTGTATAAAATCTATAGCATGATGAAAGACCGTTGCTGTAATTCTAATAGTACAGCTTATGATTATTACGGTGGTAGAGGTATTTCAGTCTGCGAAGAGTGGCAAGGCGAGCATGGTTTTGAGCATTTTTACGCATGGGCTGTACAGAACGGATATTCAGATGATTTAACTATTGATAGAAGAAATTCTAACGGAAATTATGAGCCGACAAATTGTCGTTGGATTCCGTTTGTAGAGCAGGCTAAGAACAAGCGAAATTGCCATTTGATTTACTACAATGGGGAAATAAAAACTCTTTCGGAATGGAGCAGAGAATTGCAAATTGCCAGAAGCACTATCAGAAAGCATGAAAAGATGTTTAATGGAGATGGTGAGTTGGCAATAAAGACAATACTTACAGAGTCTAACAATACTAGAAAAATTAAGGAAGTTAGGAGGATCAGAATGAATTACATTAAAGCGAAATTTTTAATAGGCGATAACCCATCCGGCAGGGCGTATACATACCGCTGTGCAGAGGAATTGAAAGCCGGCGAAATGGTTATAGATGCCAAAGGAAGTAAGTTGATTGTTGTTGATGAGCCGGTATGGATAGAAACCTACTGTGCGGACAAGGTGGCGGTTGTGAAGAAGTATATTGATCCGGTTGCGGAAGAAAGTGAGGAGTAGGAATGGCAGAGAAAAATGAAGTGGCTAAGCAGCCAAAACAGCAAAAGCATGGTGCAGTAGTTCCGTTATCATTTTATGCAAATAAATTTACAAACCTTGTTCAAAGCGATTTTTCAGAGCATGGGATTGAACTTGATGATTATTCAAAACAGTGTGTAATGTCTTCCATGAGTGCAATTTACAATTTGGTAACAAGCAATAAGGAAGCTATGGAAAACCTTAATCCATCTAACTTAAGGCAGGTAGTTGGACAGGTAGCAAGCCTAAAACTCAATGCTAATGCTGTCCCAAGGGAGTGTTACTTCCAGTTACGTAGCAAGCAGGGAGCAGATGGAAAATGGCACAAAGAAGTAGAACTTGGAATTGAGGGAGATGGTAACGATGCCATTCTTCGCCAGTTTGGTGTGAATGTGGCGAAAGTGCATCAGGTATGGCTGGTAAAAGAGGGAGACATTTTTACTTATCCAAAACACAAAGGAATGGAACTGACCCCGCCGGAATGGGAAGAAAAAGGGGAGTCACAGAAGGTGATTCGAGTGGTTTATCCAGTTGAAATGATGAATGGTCATGTTGAATATTTAATTGCGGAGCGAGAGAGTGTTAAAGCGAATCTGTTAGCTCATGTTCGCAACAGTATGATGAACGAAACATTTGGAATCTGTAAGGACAGACACAAAGCTACTGATACGCAGAAAGCGGAAATTAAGGCGAAGAAGAGTGAAATCCTTGACACCTTAAGAGAATGCCATACGATTGAGGACATGCTTTCTTGCGAAACGGCAAAGCCTTTTATCAGTGCGGCATGGCTTGACACGCCGGAAGCTATGATTATCCGTAAAATGCGAAATAACGCTATTAAGAAGTATCCGAAGGACTTCAATTCTATTGCATCGCAATCGTTGCTTCAGATGGACGATACATATAAACAGGTGCAAGAGGAAATTGCTGAAAATGCTAACAGTGAGGACTTTACAATAAACGAATCGGAGATAGCTGAAACAATTGAAAATCCGAAGGTAGTAGCAGCGGCGCAGGATAATGGCGACAATCCGTTTGAGGCTTAGACTATGAAAAATATTAAATTGTTATATGAAGAATTAGAGAACCTAAAAGACTTCCAGATTATCCTAAAAGAATTTGACGGTGGTATGGGTGTATTTACCAAAGGAAATCTTAAAGATATGACCGTTATTTGGAGCTATGGTGGTGGGTGGGAACACGTCAGTATTGATGGAAAGAAACGTATGCCGTCATGGGATGAGATGTGTCAGCTTAAAGATATGTTTTTTTCAGATGACGAATGTTGCGTACAGTACCATCCGCCAAAAATCGAATATGTAAACAACATTCAATATTGTCTGCATATCTGGAAACCAATTGAGAAGTATTCCGGTGTGTTACCGGTTCCGCCGAGCTTATTTATTGGAGTGAAGGGTGTGGTGTTTGATGAAACTTAAAGTACTCGGCTCTGGATCTTCCGGGATGTTATATCAACACTAATAATTAACTCTGGAATGATATTTAAAGATTGGAAGTGATTTATTGCAGGAAGAATGGAAATGGGTTAGCGAGTATGAAGGGATATATGAAATATCAAACAAAGGGCGATTGCGTAGCTATAGAAGAGACAAAGTTAATGGTTATTTGCTATCTAATAGAAATTCAAAAGGGTGGTATCTAACAGTTAATCTTTTCAAAAATGGAACGAAGAGAACAAAACGAATTCATGTTTTAGTGGCAGAATCATTTATCGGTAAAATACCACCTGGGTATCATGTGCATCATATTGATGATAATAAGCAAAATAATGTGGTTACAAATCTTGAGATAATTCATCCAAGAAAACATAGAAAAGAAACCGAAAAAATCCACCCACAAATCATAACTGGGATGAGCAATTATAACAAATTTAAAAGGCCAAAACATATTTTACAATATGATACAGAAGGCCATTTTATTGCCGAGTACGCTAACGGTGAAATTGCCAGTAGGTTAACTGGGGTATGTCAAAGAAATATATTGCAGGTTGCAAATGGTGAAGAATATAAGCCGGGAAAGATACGGAAACAAGCTGGTGGATTTGTTTGGAAATTAAAAGAGGGAAGCGAGGTGGTTTAATGCTCTTGAAAACGATAGCAACCGGATCTAGGGGAAATTCATATGCTTTAATTGGAAAAAATGAAATTTTGTTGATTGAAGCTGGAGTAAGACTTTTGGAAGTTAAAAAAAATATTGATTTTCAAATCTCCAAAGTAGTTGGCTGTTTAATTTCTCATGAGCATGGTTAGGCGATCACTCAAAGTATTTGGCAGAATATGAACGAGCTGGGATTCCAGTGTTTAAGCCTTATAAATCGGAAATGGAACTGCAGGTGCGTACATATGGAGGCTTTGTAGTTAAATCTTTTCCGCTGGTACATGATATAGCATGCTATGGATTTTATACTGTAGAGCCGTCAATGGGGAGCCTTATATATGCCAGTGATACAGAGTATATAAAATGGCGGTTCAAAAATGCAAATCATATTCTGGTAGAAGCAAATTATGCGAAAGAGTTGTTATGTGATGTGGACACTGAGTCGGCAAAACGCGACCATGTACTCACTGGACATATGGAAATCGAAACAACTTGTGAATTTTTGAAAGCAAACAACAATCCGACCTTGAGGAACGTCGTGTTGTGTCATTTAAGCAGAAGTAACGCTGATGCTGAACAATTTAAAGCTAAGGCGCAAAAGGTCGTTAATTGCCCGGTTTATGTGGCGGATGAAGGCCTTGAGGTAGACTTGGATTTTCCGTTTTAAGAGAAAGATGACGGAATTGAAATCATAGGTAAAAAACAACTTGACCGGTCAGTTTTTATATATGTTATTTAATCAATTTATTTAGAGAAAGGATTTTATTATGACAAAAGTAAATTTAGAAGAATTTGCAGGCGGTGCTTTGCAGGAAAAGTTCGACAGAGCGTTCGAACAGGTGACGGAGAATATGCTTGATGTGAATACTCCATACAAGAATAAGCGTGTGATTACAATTAAAGTAGCACTCACTCAAAATGAGTTAAGAGATGATTCGGTAGCAGAGGTTTCCGTTGAGACAAAGCTCGCTCCGGCATCTCCGATTAAGACACAATTTGCATTGCAGCGCGATTTGGAAACCGGGAAAGTATTTGCGTCCGAATATGGTCCGGGAATTAAAGGACAGATGACCATTGAAGATTTGGCGAAAAAAGAGGAAATGATTGATGGCAAAGTGGTTGACACAGAAACTGGTGAAATTAAAGAGAACAAAGTAGTCGATTTAAGAACTGCAAAACAGGCATAAGGAGGATTCTATAATGATGGAAAGCGGATTAAAAGAACTGGTACAGTATGGAAATGAATTGGCGGAGCCAAATTTGGTTGAACGTATGGCAGTCACTTATTCAGATAAGAAATTATATCCGGTGGATGAAATGCGCCGGGCAGAAGCATTAGAGATGAGTACGTTAACAAGCCTTGTAGAGTATATCAAATCCAATACGGATAAATCTACGGATAAGATGATTGTGCAGGTTATATCACCATGTGAGGTGCGGTTGGTATCCGCCCTGGACGATGATCGAAAACGTGAGATTTTAGTTGATGTTAATGCTCAAATCCCTAATTTTGATTTTGGGAAGTATATGGGGCATGAGAGTTTTATTATTGCTCTTCAGTCGAAATTTATTCCAAACGGTGATAGTGAACTGCTTCTTAAATTCGCTGGAACTGTTGAAAATGGAACTGTAGCACAGTATGGGGATGATGGAGTAACACAGAAAGCTACAATTAAAACTGGCATAGCATCTAAGGGCGAGGCGGTTGTACCTAATCCAGTGAAATTAAGGCCATTCCGAACATTTATCGAAGTGGAGCAGCCTGAAAGTGCATTTGTGTTCCGGATGCGTCAGGACGAGATAAGCGGTGTAGGATGCGCAATTTTCGAAGCCGATGGAGGCGCATGGAAGAATGTAGCTATGAAAGCAATTAAAGAATATTTGCAGCAAGAACTTTCTGAATACCCGGCGTTTACGGTTATATCATAATAAATATTCCGGCAGTCAATCATTGACTGCCGGAGATTGGAGCGAAGACATGAATAAAACAATTTTAGTGGGTAGGTTGACAAGAGATCCAGAAGTTAGGTATTCACAGGGGGATAATTCAACTGCAGTTGCGAGATATACATTAGCTGTTGAACGCAGATTCAAGAGGGACAACGAACCTACAGCAGATTTTATCCCATGTGTAGCATTTGGGCGTACAGCTGAGTTTGCCGAAAAGTATTTTCGCCAGGGGATGCGCGTAGCTGTTTCCGGACGCATTCAGACTGGCAGCTACACGAACAAAGATGGTGTGAAAGTTTATACAACTGAAGTCATGATTGAGGAACATGAATTTGCGCAAAGCAAATCTGAAAACCAGCAAAATCAGAGTCAGAATACGGGACCAGCGCCGGAAGGTTCAGGAGACGGATTTATGAATATCCCTGACGGAATCAATGAACAGCTTCCGTTTGACTAAGGGCGGTGGTTAACTTTGGGAGACAGAAAACCATCTGAGATTATTCAGGACTTCATTGATTTATTGAATTATGCTAATGATATTTATAATGAATCCAAAAGCGAATGTGAACGACTTGACTCAATCGAGCGAGTCCGGAGTTGGCAGCACAAGTTCGAATTTGCAAAGGACAAGCAAGAAAGAAATAGGCTCGCAACTGCTCTTCACAAGGAAAGGCTTCAGAGGAGAAAGTTCAAAGATACCGTGGACTTATACATACATGTGCACAATTTCTCGAATTCTGAAAACAACAAAGCAGTTCTCAAACGGCTTGGAGGTATGCTGAATTTGCAAAAGCGGACAGAAGAGTATTTGGACAGCGACAGAGAATATAAGGCAGGTGATGACGATGATAGTGATAGAGGATAAAGGACAGCAGGATAAAAAACATGAACTTAAACATATTTATTTTGAATCCCATGGCATTTACTGGGAACGATATCCTCTCCCCTGTGGTGATTATATTCTCTGTACCGATAAGGTAATAGATGTAATTAAAAGAAAACAAAAACGGGGAATGGAACCAAAGAAAATGGATTTTCTGGGAACATATTCCATTTGCGTAGATACCAAAAAAGATATCCAGGAAATTATCGGTAATATTTGCGGAAAGGAGCATGCAAGATTCCGTGATGAATGCATTTTGGCTAAGAATAATGACATCCGTCTGTTAGTCCTTATTGAGAACGAAGATGGCATCAAATCCATAGATGATCTGCAAACTTGGGATAATCCTCGGCTACATATGAAAAAGTGGATTACAACACCATCTGGTGAGCGAAAAAGGGCATTGAAATATCCGACTGCAACAAAAGGCGCTTCATTGGCTAAGGCAATGAGAACGATGCAAAAAAAATATGGAGTGGAGTTTCTTTTCTGCCGACCGGAAGAATCCGGGAAACTAATCATCGACTTATTAAATATGAATACGGAGGAATAACATGGCAGGGAGACCTAAGAAGCGGATTGATTACGCCGGATGGTCTGTTGACATTTTCTCCAATGACACAAAGATAGATAAGCTTTTAGATGCTCAAGGATGGGTTGGATTTGGAATTTACTTTTACCTATGCCAGATGGCGTTTGGAAGCGAAGGATACTACTACGAATGGTGCTACGACTTATGTGCAACGACTGCAAGGAAGATGGGCGGGGGCGTTGGTGCCGGTACAGTAAAAGAAACTGTGGACTACTGCTTACAGATTGGTCTTTTTGATAAGAGGCTGTTTGATGGGTGGGGAGTGCTTACCAGTAAAGGTATCCAAAAAAGTTTTCTGTTGGTCCTTAAGAGCAAAAATCGTAAGGGAACGGAAATATATAGTGAACTGTGGTTGCTTGATAAAAATGGAAAAGATTATCAAGATGTAGTTTTTGTACGAAAAAATAAGCAGAAACTTGAAGTAAATGACGATTCACTAGGAGAGAATGACAATACGCTTGAAGTAAATGACGATTCACTAGGACAAAAGGATAGTAAAGTAAAGGATAATAAAGTAAATACAGTATCTAAAGATACTGTTCGTCAGACTGACGTCCGACGGTGTGTAGACGCTTGGAATAATTTAAAATCTTTCGGAATCAAACCAGTATCAAAATTGACATCCGGTACAAAGAGATATGACAGCTTAATCGCAAGAATAAAACAGTATGGTATCGATGATGTATTAAAAGCAATTGATAAAATCAAATATAGCAGTTTCCTTCAGGGACGGAGTAGTAACCGGCGTCAATGGACTATTACTTTTGATTGGTTTGTGCTTCCGAATAATTTTCCCAAAGTGCTGGATGGTAATTATGACGATGCGAATATCGTGGATCCAATACTTAAAAATACCAATACTGGAGGAGGTAGGCAAGGATGCTAAACGAAAAAGAGGTGCGAAAAGCAATTGCACTTATGAAGCCTGACAATCAGTTATTCGAGGTCAGGGTAATATATGGCAATAAACAGTTGTATAGCGGATATTTTCAGAATGCAGAGGCATTGGTACGTGGTTTTGACAAACTTAGAAATTTTGGAGACTGCAATATCTACATCACGCTTAACACGCTGAATGATGCGTGTTATGACAGAACTCAACGAGATAGATTTGAGAAAAACCCAAAAGCAACGACCAGTGACAATGATGTAACCGGATACGACTGGATGATGCTTGACCTTGACCCAATCAGGCCAACAGGAACATCTTCTACAGATGAACAGATCAAAAAGGCAAAGGCGAAAGGAAATCAGATCTATAAGTTCTTGAAAAACCTTGGTTTTAATGATCCTTTGTTTGGATTTAGTGGAAACGGTGTGCATTTACTGTACAGGGTATATCTTGACAAGTCTGAAGAAGTTACAGCGTTGATGAAGAAGTCTTTGAAAACATTAGATATGCTGTTCACGGACGCTGAGATAGGCGTAGACATGAAAAACTTCAATCCGGCGAGAGTTTGTAAGCTGTATGGCACATTGGCACAGAAAGGGGCAAATACGGACGTGAGACCGCATCGTATGAGTTATATCATCGGTAGCCCAGAGAACATTGAGGTAAATGACATCAAATATTTGCAGAAATTGTGCAATCTGTACCCAAAGGAAGAGAAGCCGCAGCGGTATAACAACTACCAGCCGCGGGAATTTGGTCTGGAAGAATGGATGAGTAAGTACGGACTTCGATATCGTAAGAGTAATTATTCCGATGGAGTGAAGTATATTTTGGATTGCTGCCCGTTCGACAGTAACCACAAGGGTAAGGATGCGTGTATCTTCCAGTCGCGCTCCGGTGCAATCGGGTTCCATTGCTTCCACAATTCTTGCGTAGATAAGACGTGGAAGGATGTTCGTATGTTATACGAACCAGATGCTTATGAAAAGCGGCAGCGCGAGTATGAACAGAGAATATACCAGAAACCGAATCGGTTTCAGGAAATAAAGAAAATTAAGATTGTGGAAGGCAGACCGATATTTTACACGGCGAAGGACATTCTGGATCTGCCAGTCCCTGATGAAACATTTATAAAAACAGGGATTACTGATATTGATAAAAAGATGCGTGGATTGAAAAAAGGCTATGTATCTGTAATCTCGGGATTGCGCGCATCTGGGAAAAGTTCTGTTATTTCTGAAATATGTTTGGATTGTGTTGAAACAAGAAATAATGCGGGCGTATTCTCGGGAGAACTATCACCGAAAAACTTTATGCGATGGATGAACCTGCAGGCGGCAGGAAAGGGATATGTCGAACCAACGCGGTTTGACGGATATTACAATGTGCGGAAGCAGTATCAGGCTGAAATAGCTGAATGGCTTGGAAATCATTTTTTTCTTTATAACAACGAGTACGGAAATAATTTTCCGGAGATCATGGAACAATTTGAGAAAAAGATTGATACTGACAAACTGGATCTGTTAATACTTGACAACTTGATGGCATTTAATATTTCAAGTCTAGGTGATAACAAGTGGGATGCGCAAACAGAATTCGTTTTAAGCCTCGAGCGAGTGGCAAAGCAAAAAAATGTACATATTGCTTTCGTAGCACACCCACGAAAAGCAATGGGTTTCCTGCGGTTGGATGATATATCTGGTACTGGGGACTTAGGTAATGCTGTGGATAATGCTTTCATTGTTCATCGAGTGAATAATGACTTTGTACGGCTAACAAAGCAGATGTTTGGTTGGAAAGACGATAATGAACTGTACAGAGCAACCAATGTAATTGAAATTGCCAAAGACCGTGATGGTGGGATTCAGGATTATTTTATCCCTCTGTTTTACGAGAAGGAGTCAAAGCGGCTTAAGAACTATGTGGCTGAAAATAAGTTGTACGGATGGAATAAACACGATGATGGATTTGTTCCCGTGGCAGAAGATATGGAATTAGTATTCGAATAGGAGATAAGCAATGGAAGGAAAAGTGGATATTCAGAAGCTACACAACTTAATAAAGGATATACAGAATAAAAACTGGAAAGCGTACACGAATTTCGTAAAATCAGGAAACATGGCGAAATATAATCAGGAAATGGATGAGATAGTGTCTGAGATATGTAATTTCACAGACAAGGATGTTGCTATAGTTGCTAAAGAGGCAAATGATTTTTTTATTTGCGGATGGTCAATTGTTGTAAGAAAGATGCTTATATCAATGCGAAAAGAAGGTGGTCAGAATTAGCTGGGCAGATAAAGAAATCAAGAAACATAAGATTCACAATTTAGTTGAACAAGCCTTGAAGGACCCTCGTTTTAAAGAAGCACAAAAGAAGCAAGCGGATGAAGACATCAAAAGGGCTTTTGATAGCTTTCTTTTAATAAGTGTGGATTATCTATATAGGGAGTGTGATTATAACAAAGATCAGATTTTAGCCTATATGGAGTTTATAATAAGGCAACTTAAATTCGTGGAGACAGATGAAGATTATTTTTTATTACTTAACGAAGCACTGCTGGATGATATCGGGATTGATATTCTGAATAGTTCATTTAAGAAAGAGAGTGTAGATAAGAGTGTGTAAAAAGCAAAGTGTGTATACTCCATATTACGCAAAGATTCAGGACTTACTTTTTCAGGGGATGCCTATTAAAGAAGTTTGGCAATATATGCGAATATATTTTGGTATATACACAGATCTAAACACATTTCGGCATTACATAAAAGTAAGTGGATTAATTTGGTTTGTACCTATGTAGACCTGTTAATTTAGGAGAAAGGAGAAAAGAGGTGCGCGCATAATACCCGGGTTCTCCTGACTAGTAATGACAGAAGAAATAAATAAATTAATTGAAGATAATTTAATGTTTGCATATTCCATGGCGAATAAGTTTAGAGGTGTCCCTATTGAGTATGATGACCTTCTTGGTATCGCAAATGTAGGATTAGTAAAAGCAGCGCAAAAATTTGATAATGGATCTGGTTTCAGTTTTACAACTTATGCAGGAAAAGTGATCAGCAATGAGATTCTTCAATTTCTGCGTAAACAGAAAAAGCATCTGTATGTTTTGTCTCTGGAGGATCCCATACAAGATACGGAAAATATTACTTTAGAGGACACGATTGCGGATAAAAAGGATGGGTTTGCGGAAGTAGAGGCTATTATGGTCATTCAAAGTAGCATTGATTACCTAAATGATAGAGAGTTTTCTGCTGTTGCGCTTAGCATAGATTTCCCAGGAGTTAGTCAAACACAGAGAGCGAAAAAGTTAGGGGTTAGCCAATCAATATATTCTAGGTATTTGAGTAGTGCTAAACGTAAAGTACGAGCTTGTTTTTAATAACAATTTACGGGTGCCGGGCATCCGGCGAAGTGCAGCGGGGTTCGAGTCCCCAAACTGGAGGGTTCGACTCCCGGCAGTGCATGGTGCAAAACTCCGCACAACTATTTTAACATTTAGGAGGTACATAATGATACACCAGTTAAAAATAGAAAGTGAATATTTTAAGAAAATTGTAGAAGGAGTCAAGAGTTTTGAAGTCCGTAAGAACGACAGAAATTTTCATATAGGTGATTATCTGGGCTTAAATGAAATTACGGACCATTCCTGCAATCAAGAGGGAGAACGGGTAGAAACTGGAAATTTTGTTTTAGCTAAGGTTCTGTATGTTTTTTCGGAAGAAAAGTATTTGAAGGAAGGGTATGTAATTTTGAATATACGCCCTTGCACGATAAAAGAAGTTGATTGGGACTATGCACCGTGGTATTCGGAATGTAGTGCGGATACACCTATTTTACCAATATAAAATTAAAATTTAAAGGAGTATGCGGATGAATAGAACATGTATGTATTGTGAACATCATTATCCGGTAAGCGACAGCATTGATAGCATACATATGATCTGCATCAATGCAGAAAGCGAAAAATTATTGCAGGAGACAGACTTTTTTGATGATTGCAAACACTGGGAAGAGGAAGATATAGAAGATTAACATTTAGATCAGGAGGTAAAGAATGAAGTATAAATGTGTAAATTCTTTTACGGTTGATCATTACGATGAAACTGGAATGGCAACGGAAGATCGTATAGAAATCAGTCGTGGAAGTATCTGGGAGCGCGACAATGAGACGGATATTATAGGAGCGGGAGTGCATCTTGATAACCTGGAAACAATGGAGTGGTTAGAAATATCAGAAAATGACTTGAAAGAATATTTTGAGTTATTAACTTAATAAAGGAGAATAGAAAGATGAAAAAGAATGAAATTATGTTAGTTGGAGTAGATATTCACAAGTTTGTAGAAGAGTTATGCAATCGGTTTTTGAGCGAAAGTCATGATATGACAGACGGAGAAAAGAAAGCATACAATCTTGGAATAGAAAACACACTTGGATTATTAAAGCAAACGACAGAGGAGTTGTTTGATAATGGAATAGTTGACTACGATCAGTATTTAGTACATGTTCCGGGACTTGAGGTTATAACGGAATTTGGCAGCATAAAGGATATACAGAATAAAAGTAAAGCGGATTAAAATTAGCATTTAGGAGAAATGGAAAATAAAAAATATAAGGTCATAAAACAATTTGACGCATTTTATTGTGATGTCGGGAGAATAACAGTAAACCCGGGAGCACTGTTTAAAATAACCAGCGGCAGAGTTTACTTTTTAAACACCCAAAATTATTTGCCGTGGGTAGCGACAAAATTATTTTTATCAACGACTGATAACTATATGGAGAATTAACATTTAGGAGGAGCAGGATGAAAAATACGGAAAGGATCAGAGCAATGACGGATGAGGAGCTGGCCCATTTTTTGGCAACGGTAGAGGCGAAATTGTATCGTGATGATTTGGACATTATTGCCTATCGTGCTGACGAGGTGGCGGATGCCTTAAAGTGGCTTGAAAGAGAATCGTTTTAACATTAGGAGGATAAGGATGAGATTATTTAGAAGTATTGATGAGAAACTGGAATCAATTGGTTTTGTAAAAGTATCAGAAGATGATTATGGTGCTAATTTTGAAAGAATTAATGACAAATATAATTATACGCAATGTGTTGATTTATTACATAAAGCATCAGGAGCGCATATTATACAGTCCTACGATAAAGAATTGATGGATGAAAAGAAAATCGGTAATACTTGCGTGGGGCTTACATATTACGAAATGAAGTTATTTATGAATAAAATGAGAAAAATTGGATTGGTAAGTAAGTTTCCATTGACACATTAAACTGACATTTAGCTGAGAAGGAGAAGAGAGATGGCATATGTAAGATGTGGAAATTATGATTGCGAATATCACAATAAAGGAAGAGGGTGTGCTCTAAAACGTGTTGGAATATCGCGTCACGATAAGGAAGAGATCCCGGGAGGAGAAGAGGGAGCTACACTGGATAATCCAACATATTGTATATCCTATAAACAGATATCATCTGTCGGCAGACAGGCGAAAGGAGATTAGATGGAAAGATTAACAACCAAAGGGTATAAATATAATAGCTTAGACTTCATGGATGATGGTATACACTATTTTGCAAATAAATTAAGCAGGTATGAGGATACCGGCCTGACTCCAGAAGAGATCATGGATGTTAAGTCGCTGACCGGTTGGATCCCGGTATCGGAGCGGCTGCCGGAGCCTGAAACAGATGTGCTTGTACAATGGGAAAAGTACGATAGATTTTCAGGGGATACTTTTGTTTATTTTGACCATATGTGGCGTATATGCAATGAAGATGGAGAAGCTGTATTTGAATCTCCTGCCGGTATACCTAGCGGAAGAGTAGTGGCATGGATGCCGTTACCAGAACCGTATAGATCAGATAGTCCGGCTACAGAATGGGGAAAGAAGGAGATTATGAAATACAGGAAGAAACCAGTAGTAATTGAGGCGATAGAGTGGAATGGTGATGTTGAAGCTGTAATGGAGTTTATGGGAGAGCATCCGGCGTTTGACAATCCAGAAGTTTTCTACAACGAAGGTAGCATGTGTAGCATAATGATCCAAACACTTGAGGGTACGATGGAATGCGCACCATATGACTATATCATTAAGGGAATCAACGGAGAGTTTTATCCATGTAAGCCAGATATATTTGAAAAGACTTATGAACTGGTAGAAGACTAA